ATATAAGTAATAGGAATAACTATGCTAAAATTAAAACATTTATTAAAAGAAGATGAGCAGAAATGGAATCCTGCTGATTATAAGTCGCCAGCACAATTAGGTAAAACGACTGGATTAGATGCCGAAGCAGATCAAAGAATACAGGATAGTTTTTTATCTAAACTAGAACAAAACTATTCTAGAATAAAACGAGCTCGTATTGATATGGCTGAGTTTAAAAATGATGTGATGGATTTGTTATCAATCTATAAAGATAAAACGCCTGGCAGTGCGACTACTATGGATTTTATAAATGCATTTTTAGAATTATATCCATATTCAAAAACATATAGCGGATGGCAAGGAACTTACCGAGATGTAAGAGATAATCTTAATCGTATGTTACAACACGCATATGCAATCCAATCCGGCGATACTAGCAGTTACGCATATCGATTTTCAAAATAAGTAATTATGAAAAAACTAGAAAACATCCTAGCAGAAAATATGCGTCGTTTTAATACAAAAAATCTACACGAAGCTGATTTAAGTGATTTGGAAAATAAATTAGGATTCGATGGTGCCAATCGAGATCCTCGAACAGGTAATCCAATGTTTGATCCTAAGAATTTAAAACTTCATATTAACCGAGTTGATTATGATACCAACATTTCTGGTATTACATCTATGTATTTTCAAGGATCTGGAATTGATGATAAAAATACATTTCAAGATATTGTGAACGACATCAAACAAGATATTGAAAGTAAAAATGATCCAACTGGTGCATATGATCAAACCAGATTAGTATCCGACATTACATTTGACTGTGAACTTAAAGTTGGTACCGATACTATCGATTTGACAGTTACATATGATGAAGATGGTGATATTCAAAATGTAGAAATACAGGATGAAGATATTGCTACAAAATATGGAATAAGTGATTCTACGATTATGGATTATTTATTTTAAAAACAAAAAAAAACTTAACAAATTACTTTGATTTAACGATTTAATTACTTATAATGTAATTAATATTTTATATTTTATTAACCAATTAAAAAAGGATTTAACCAATGGGCTTAAATTTAGATGCCATAAAGGCAAAACTCAATCAGTTGAACAAAACTGATGAAAAGAAAAACAATTTGTGGAAACCTGAAGCAGGTAAAACAAGAATCCGTATCGTGCCATATGTGCACAGAAAAGACAATCCATTCTTAGAATTGTATTTTCATTACGACATTGGCAAAAGATCAATGTTATCACCGATCTCATTCGGCAATGCAGATCCAATCGTAGAGTTTTCAGACAAACTAAAAAAAACTGGCGATAAGGATGAATGGATGATGGGTCGTAAAATTGAGCCTAAAATGAGAACTTATGTACCTGTTATCGTGCGCGGTAAAGAAGCAGAAGGTGTAAAGTTTTGGGGATTTGGTAAAACTATCTACGCAGAACTATTATCAATTATCTCTGATCCAGACTATGGAGACATTACAGATTTAATGAATGGTCGTGATATTGATGTAGAATTTACTCCTGCAGAAGGTGGTGCATTTCCAAAAACTGCAATTCGAGTGAAACCAAACACACAGCCAGCAACAGAAGATAAAGCAATTGCTGAAAAGATTATGAATCAACCAGTAATTACTGACATATTTCCTGAACCAACTTATGAAGAGTTAGAAGTTGCATTAACAGAATGGATGAATCCTGAAAATGCAGATTCAGATGTAGCAGCTGATGAAGAAGAAGAGGCACAAGGCGTTTCAACACCAGCAAAAGCTGCAAAGCCAGTAGCAGGTAAAGTTGATGACGTAGCATCAGCATTCAATGATCTTTTTAATTAAGAAGGAGTTATAAATGGCAAAGAGTAAAAGCAAACTGGAACTGGAAGACTCATTAGCAAGTACATTAGCTGATAGCATTAACAAGCAATTTAAAGGGCAAGCTCTTAAAACAGCTTTCTTTTTAGAAGGAGATGCTGATTCACCAAGCAATGTAACAGAATGGATTTCATCTGGTTGTGATATGCTCGATTTAGCGATTTCAAACCGATCGAACGGAGGATTCCCAGTTGGTCGGATAACTGAAGTTACCGGATTAGAAGCATCAGGTAAGTCTTTATTAGTATCTCATGTAGCTGCAGAAACACAGAAAAAAGGTGGATTAGCAGTTTATATTGATACAGAAGCAGCAACTAGTGCTGAATTTATGTCAGCTATTGGAATTGATTTGAAATCAATGTTATATGTTCCATTAGAAACAGTAGAAGAAATTTTTGAAACAATTGAAACTATTGTTGAACAGGTACGTAAATCAGATAAAGATCGTCTCGTTACTATTATTGTTGACTCTATTATGGGTGCATCTACAAAAATAGAAATGGCTGCTGAATATGACAAAGATGGATATGCTACCAGTAAATCAATTATTCTATCAAAAGCAATGCGTAAGGTAACTAACTGGATTGCACGAGAAAGAATTTGTTTGATTATGACTAATCAGTTACGAACTAAATTAGGGGTATCATTCGGCGATGCGTGGACAACATCGGGTGGTAAAGCGATTCCATTTCATGCATCTGTACGTCTTCGTCTTAAGAATACTGGAATGATTAAAGCCAAAGTTGAAGGCGTTGAACAAGTGGTAGGAAGTAAGACTGAAGTACAAGTAGTGAAAAACAGAATGGGTCCTCCGCATCGAAAAATCAACTATGACATCTATTATGATAGTGGTATTGATAACTATGGTGGATGGCTTGAAACAATGAAAAAATACAATCTAGTAAAACAATCAGGAGCTCATTATACATTAGATGACACTGATATTGAAACTGGAGAAGTATTTGGAGAAATTAAATTTCAATCAAAAACATTTGTAGATAAGGTAATCAATCAACCAGAGATTAAAGATCGATTGTATAAAAGAATATGCGATGCGTATATCTTTAAGTATCAAGCTGGTATCGATGGCGGTATTGATGACGTAATTATTACAGATGAGGTTATAGACGAAGAAGCTTAATGAACAGGTATCAACAGCTATTCAAACAGTTACAACAAGAAAAGGAAAATAGTCCATCAAGTGTCAATGATCATATTATGGTGCTTGATGGGCTAAACACCTTTATTAGAGCGTTTGGAGCAACTCCATCTACAAATGAAGATGGTGATCATATCGGAGGAATTACTGGATTTTTATTTTCAATAGGTAAAGTAGTTCGAGATTTTAAACCATCTCGGTTAGTTATCGTGTTTGATGGTAGAGGCGGATCTGCTCGTCGCAGAAAGATTTACGGCGATTATAAAGGTAATCGAGCAAATAAAACACGTTTACGTAGACACGATCATCAACAATTTGCTACAATTGAAGATGAACAGGAAGCAATGCGTTGGCAATTTTCTCGATTAGTATCATATCTAGATAATTTACCAGTAACATTTATTTCAATTGATGGTATCGAAGCAGATGATACGATTGCATATATTGCTGATATGTATCAAGGTATTTCTAAAAAAATTACCATAGTTTCAACGGATAGAGATTTTTATCAGTTAATAAGTCCTACAATTCAAGTATGGTCGCCTATCAAAAAGAAAATGTATGACGAACAAGCATTATTAGATGAATTTGGAGTACATCCAAATAACTATGTTATTTATCGAACATTTACAGGCGACACCTCTGACAACATACCCGGGGTATCTGGAATAGGTCCAAAGACAATTATAAAAACATTACCCGAACTTGCTGATACTACTGAGTTTACGTTAGATGCATTATTTAATAAATGCACTAATAATTTAAATGAATCAAAAACATATGGTAAAATACTAGAAAATCAGGATACTATTGATAAGAATTATCGTTTAATGAATATTAAATTATTAGATATTCCAGCTCAGAGTGCTACGGTAATTCGAGGTATATTAGATCAGCCGATTCCAATGATGAACAAAATGGAATTTCAAAGATTATTCATGGAAGACAAAATGTGGTCAACTATGAAAAATTTACCAGATTGGTTAAATAATACATGGTTATCACTAAATGCATTTGCACAACAAACACATAAAAAATAACTTGGAATTTATACATAACTATTATATAATAAGTTTATGACAGATAAACTATCGGAATATGGCTGGAGCTTTCAAGTAAAAGTTTTAGCAGCAATGTTTACCGACCGAATATTTTTACAACAAATTGCCGATATTATTCGCCCAGAGTATTTCGAATCAGATGCAAATAATTGGGTATTAGAAACAGTTTTAGATCATTTTCAACAATATAAAACACCCCCAACAAAAGATGTTTTAAAAGTTCGATTAACTGCATTAAGTGAATCTGGTCCAGAATCTATACTTAAAACTGCAATACTAGAACAACTTAAAGATGTGTTCCGATACATGGAATCAGATGATTTAAGTTTTGTCAAAGATGAAATACTTAATTTCTGTAAAAATCAGGAAATTAAACGGGCAATTATGGATTCGGTTAATTTGTTGCAACGTGGAAATTATGATGAAATAAAGTCAAAGATTGATACAGCAATGAAAGCTGGTGCTGATACTAATATTGGGTTAGAATATAAACTTAATATATCAGCTCGATACGCCGAAGCATCGCGTCATACAATTACAACCGGATGGGATGTTATTGATGATTTAATGGACGGCGGATTAGCTCCAGGTGAATTAGGTGTAGTAATGGCACCAGCTGGTATTGGTAAATCATGGCTCTTAATTAACATTGGAGCTAATGCAGTAAAGGCAGGTCATACCGTAATACATTACACATTAGAACTTAATGAAAATTATGTAGGACAACGTTATGATTCGGTATTAACTGGTATTAATGCACAGAGCTTAAAAAATCATCAAGACACAGTTGAAGATAAAATGAAAAGTTTACGCGGTGATTTGATTGTAAAATATTTTCCAACTAAATCAGTTGGCGTAATGGGATTAAAAGCTCATTTAGAAAAAACTATTATGCTAGGTAAAAAGCCAGATGTTGTAATTGTAGATTATGGTGATTTGTTAAAAATCAATACAAAAAAGGACAAACACGAGGCATTAGAAGAACTTTACGAGGAGTTACGAGGAATGGCAGGTGAGTATGATATTCCGGTTTGGACGGCATCACAAGCAGGTCGAAGTGCGTTAGAAGAAGATATTATTGAAGCAGATAAAATTGCATCATCATATGGAAAAGTGATGGTAGCTGACTTCTTGATGTCATTGTCTCGTAAGGTTGAAGATAAAATGTCAGGTACAGGTAGAGGTCACGTTATTAAGAATCGGTTCGGCCCAGATGGCATTACCTTGCCTAGTAAAATTAACACAAACAACGGCCAATTTCAATTTTTTGAGCCACAAACAACACAAGGCAAACAGACCACACAAGTTATGAAAACAGGCGAAAATGTTATGAAGAAAAATTTAGCACAAAAATTCAAAGATTTGGGTGGAACTTTAGGATAAAACCATATTTATATAAAATGAGGTCCGGATAATATTCGGCCCTTTTTTTATCTAATAAACATTTATATTTTTTAAATTAAAGAGATTACAACATGGAGATTTCAAACAAAATTTTAAGTGAAATTACAGTATACATGAAGTATGCAAAGTATGTTCCCGAGCTCAATCGTCGAGAAACATGGGAAGAATTAGTTACGAGAAACAAAGAAATGCATCAAAAGAAGTATCCGCATTTGCGAGATGAAATTGAAGCTGCATATAAATTTGTTTATGATAAAAAAGTATTACCATCGATGCGTAGTTTGCAATTCGGCGGAAAACCAATTGAAATCTCCCCTAACCGAATTTATAACTGTGCATATTTACCAATTGATGATTATCGAGCATTTGGCGAAGCAATGTTTTTACTTTTAGGCGGTACTGGTGTAGGATATTCAGTTCAAACACATCACGTAGAAAAATTGCCTGAAATTCGTAAACCTAATCCAAAGAAAACACGAAGATATCTTATCGCGGATTCGATCGAAGGATGGGCTGATGCAGTAAAGGCATTAGTTAAATCGTATTTCGAAGGTGGATCTACGTTTACATTTGATTTTTCGGATATTCGTGCCAAAGGTGCTCGTTTAGTAACATCCGGAGGAAAAGCACCAGGCCCACAACCACTTAAAGAATGTTTAATTAAATTAGCCGGTATCTTAGATGCAAAAGAAGATGGCGATAAATTAACTGCTATTGAAGTACACGATATGGTTTGTCATATTGCAGATGCAGTATTAGCCGGGGGTATTCGTAGAGCAGCTCTTATTAGTCTTTTTAGTGCCGATGATGAAGAAATGATTTCATGCAAATCTGGTAATTGGTGGGAGCATAATCCACAACGAGGGCGTGCAAACAATTCAGCAACATTAATGCGTCATAAATTAACAAAAGAATTCTTTATGGATTTATGGAAACGTGTTGAATTGTCAGGAGCAGGTGAACCAGGAATTTATTTAACAAATGATAAAGATTGGGGAACGAATCCATGTTGTGAAATTGCATTACGACCATTTCAGTTCTGTAATTTATGTGAAGTTAACGCGTCTGACATCGAATCACAAGAAGATTTAGAAGCAAGAGTACGAGCAGCAGCATTTATTGGAACACTTCAAGCAGGTTACACTGATTTTCATTATCTTCGTCCAGTATGGAAACGTACGACTGAGAAAGATGCCCTTATCGGAGTATCCATGACAGGAATCGGTTCTGGAACAGTGTTAGGCTATGATATGAAAGCTGCCGCAAAGGCAGTTAAAGAAGAAAATGTACGGGTAGCTGAATTGATTGGAATCAACAAATCAGCTCGTACTACCACAGTTAAGCCTGCAGGGACGACATCATTAGCATTAGGAACATCATCAGGTATTCACGCTTGGCACAATGATTATTATATTCGTCGCATTCGTGTAGGAAAAAATGAAGCAATTTATTCATACCTAGCAATCAATCATCCAGAACTTATTGAAGATGAGTATTTCCGTCCACATGACACTGCAGTTATTTCAATTCCTCAAAAAGCACCAGAAGGCGCTATTATGAGAACAGAATCCCCATTCCAATTATTAGATCGTATTAAAAAGGTACACCTAGAATGGGTTAAACCAGGACACCGATCAGGAAATAATACTCACAATGTTTCTGCAACCGTTTCACTTAAAGCAGATGAATGGGAATTAGCTGGCGAATGGATGTGGGAGAATAGAGATCATTATAACGGATTATCAGTATTGCCATATGATGGCGGAACTTATACACAAGCTCCATTTGAAGATTGTACTCAAGAAACATATGAGAACATGATGAAATCTCTTCATAATATTGATTTGAGTCAAGTAATTGAATTAGATGATAATACCGACTTATCAGGCGAATTAGCTTGTGCTGGTGGAGCGTGTGAGATAAAATAATATTTAGATATTTATTAATATGATACGATTAAAAAATTTATTGACTGAAATCGGAGACGCGACAGCTAATTCTTATAAATGGGAAGAAATATCTAATGATCATTGGAACACATACGTACAGTTTATAACTGATAGTAAAACAGAGTACAATGTGGAATTAGAATATTTTACTAGTAATCTTAAAGAGTTTAAAGAACTTCCAGGTATTGCTATTGAGTTCAAAGCTAAACCTACTGGCCAGTATGAATTCTCGAATAACATTGTAGTTAATAAAGGAGAAGTATACAAAGTAATGGCTACGATTGTTGATATAGTCAAATACTATATAAAAGACGCTCGAGTTATTACATATACACCTGAAAAGACGTCTGAAGAAGTATTTGGTTCTAAAAGAAATAATTTATACAAAGCTTATATCACTAAAGCATTTCCAAACGCAGATTTTAAACAACAAGGCGATGTAATATTTACAATTTTGCCTAAAACTACAAAAACAAAATATGATGCATCTGGTATAGATACACCGGGTGATCCAACCATGTAATATTATGATACAACCAGCATCGAAAGATTGGATACAACAGCTGTTTGTGAGGGAGTTTGGAAACAAGCTCCTTCCAACAGACTTTTATTATGATGATAAAACTGGTTATCGCGTAATGACCGAATCATATCATAAACGCCGCGGCGTGTGCTGTGGAAATGGCTGTCGACACTGTCCATATGATCCGCAACATAAAAAAGGTGAAAAAACTTTGAAAGCCCAATAAAATATTCTATATTATAATTAATAAAACAAGTTATGACAACGAAACAAAGAACAAATTTAGAATTAGTGCATCCTGGCTTTGCAAATGGAGTTTCTATTCAGTTAGCAACAAAACAATCGATTGAAGGTCCAGATGCTAGATTGACTACAGAAGAAAAACAAGCTATTATCGATAAAGCTGCATATCATTATGGTCAATTCTTAACCGCATTAGGCGTAACATGGGAATCTGATCCAAACTCGGCTGATACACCTCGGCGAGTAGCAAAGGCATATGTAAATGACTTATGGGCCGGTCGATATGAACCAATGTCAGATATTACAGCATTTCCAAGTGATGGATACGATGGCATTGTGTTTGAAGGAGGTATTCCATTAACATCAATGTGTAGCCATCATCATCAAACTATTATGGGTCTAGTTCACGTTGCATATATTCCGGGTGAAAATAGCAACGTTATTGGTTTAAGTAAATTGAATCGAGTAGTTGAGCACTTTGGCAGACGAGGTGCAATTCAAGAACAATTAACTGTTGCTATCCACCACGCAATTGATGAACTTATCGAAAACAATAAAGGTGTAGCAGTAATGATTGAAGCAACTCATAACTGTGTGCAATGTCGAGGAGTTAAGCATGGTGGTGCTTCAATGAAAACTGCGAAATTATCTGGTGCATTTTTAGAAGATGGCAACGCAAGATCAGAATTTTATCAATTTGTAAAAGGTTATAATAATTAATATGGCACGTTACATTTCAACAAAATTATTTGATGGTTACTCAACTTGTTTCCGTCAATGGAAAGCAGAAGATACTCATTGTAAATTCTTACATGGATATGCTGTATCATTTAGAGTATGGTTTGAAGGAGAATTAGATCATCGTAATTGGGTATGGGATTTTGGCGGTATGAAGCGTTCTAAAACTCAAATTGCAGGTATGTCTCCAAAAGATTATTTTACATTTTTATTAGATCATACTACAATCGTTGCATTAGATGATCCATATTTAGATAAATTCAAACAAATGGATGAAGATGGTATTATTCAATTAAGAATTTTACCAGCTACTGGATGTGAAAAATTTGCAGAACATTTATATTATGTAATAAATGCATTCTTAAAAGAAGAAACAGAAGGCCGAGTAAAAGCTATCAAAATAGAAGTATACGAACACGAACGAAATTCAGCAAGTTATGAACAATAATAAAGACCAAATGAAAGTAGAAGTTAATGAGATGGCAATAACTCAACAAATTAAAATTGCTTTAGAAAACTCCAATCTAAGTGTTGTTGTTACACCAATTATGTTTGATCCTAACGAATTTATACCAGTACTAGGTGTGTTAGTAAAAAACGAGGATTCTAGTTATACTAGAAAATATACAATAACGGTTAAACCAAATAACTAAACCATGAAGAGTAATGATCAATATATGTCACTGTATGATTACAGTGGTAAAGCATCTCGAGAAAGTGGACTAGGTCAAAAAGTGTATGAAGCTGCAAAGTCAAAAAATATTCATGTTATTTATCAAGATCTACCACCAGACTTATCTAGACCAGAATATAATCGAGTAGCAACATATCCAAAATCATTTCTAGATGAATACTTTGGCAAAACTACACCCGGTGATACATTTGCTTCTGAATTAGCACAGGCTGATTTGCGTTATTTACTTGAACGTTTATATTCATTAGAAAATAAGTTTGATGAATTAATTAAAAAATTAGATACCAATGTTACCAATAGTGTTGAGTCAATCGATGACGACCTACCATTTTAAGGAATTTATGAAGCCAGGAAGAATAACAGACTACAATAAAACATTGCCAATCATAGAATTATATCGTTGTGTGCAATCAGAAGGAAGCCGATTTGGTAGACCAACAATCGCAGTACGCACTACCGGATGCACTCATCGATGCTATTTTGGTGAAGGTGGCTGGTGCGATAGCTGGTACAGTTCAATTCATCCAGAAAAAGGTACTTTTACATTCAATGATATTATTAAAATTTACGACGAAAATCCACATATTAAAGAAATGATGTTAACTGGAGGATCCCCGACAATGCATCCAGCACTAGTTAATGAATTGACACATTTTGCACATGAAAGAGATATTCTTATTACTATTGAAACTGAAGGTTCTCATTATATTGAAACTGATTACCCTATTGGCCTCCTTTCTATTAGTCCTAAGTTTGCCAATAGCGTACCCGTTGTGGGCGTTGCTACACCGCAAGGGACGATTACGGATGAAAAGATGGTTAAGCAACATAATAAATTCCGTCTCAATAGCGAAGCGATAGATAAAATGATTGCATATCACGCAGATTATCACTATAAACCAGTCTGGGATGGTACTGAAGAGAATCTACAAGAAATTGAATTGTTTAGGATTCAACATAATATTCCAAAGGATAAAACGTACATAATGCCTGCTGGTGATACTAGAGACGAATTGATTAAAATGTATCCGTTGGTATTTGAAATGTGTGCTAACCATGGTTATAACATGACAGGAAGAGACCATATCGTGGCATATGATACTAAAAGGGGAGTTTGATATGTGGACAACGACAACGACATTTGGAAATTATGAAATTAATTATATTATAAAGAAATGAAACAAGTACTTTATTTTTCAGCAGAATGGTGTGGACCATGCAAAATGATTAAACCACAAATTCAACAATTACAATCTCAAATGACAATTACATTTATTGACGCAGATGCAAGCCCAGATACATGCAGTAAATACAACGTACGAACTGTGCCTACATTGCTGATAATTAAAAATGGAATAGAAGTAGGACGAATACTAGGAACTGCTATAACAAAAGATGCAGTAATAAATTTATATAATAAATAAAAAAAGGAATAAGTTATGAATTGGAAACCAATTGGAGATCAAGTTCTTGTTAAACAGCAAGAAAAACAAGAAAAAACAGCGAGTGGTATTATTGTTATGGCTGGTATGGATGATTATGTAACGTGTGATGTCATTGCAATTGGCGATGGTTTGTTTACGCATACTGGTGATCGAATTCCAATGACAACAAAACCCGGCATGCAAGTTAAAATTTACAATGGGAATATCGGATCCCAGAAAAAAGTTACAATTGATGGCGATGAATATGTACTTATTCGTGAATCAGAAATTGCTATGATAAATACCAATGTATGATTGAATTCATAGGATGGGTAAGCACGGCATTGGTTTTGTTAGGATACATTTCCAATGCCAAAGGCTATCCAATGTTTGCGATGATTGCTTGGATAATTGGTGATATTGGTTGGGTATCATATGATTTATATATAAACAATATAAGTCACCTAGTATTAAGTTTTGTCATCATATCAATTAATTTATACGGAATTATTCGTATATTACACAATAAAGAAATTACAAAGTAAATGTATCAAAATATTTCATATGACAGAAAATCCGGTACTATGCACGTGTGGGATGATGAATTAGGACATCAAAAATTTCCATTTAAACCATATGCATATTTACCAGACTCTGCAGGAACATATGTATCATTAGACGGCACTACATTAAAACAGATACCAGGAAATCATAAAGATAATCCTGCTTCATACGAATCTGATCTAAATGAAGAAGTCCGAACCCTGATAGATTTATACTATGAATCAGATTTAGTATCAAAAGGACATCGCGATTTTTTCTTTGATATTGAAACAGCAAAAGATGAAAATGGATATAGTACTATACATGATACGCGCACGGCTATAACATCAATTGCATATTATGATAAAATTGGTAATGATAGACGAGTACTTATATTAGACGAACTGAATCGCATAAAAGAACGTGAAATACAAGGCGATGGTTATGTTTTAGAAATATTTCGAGACGAAAGAGATCTTTTAACCAGATTTATAAACATATTTGCGGCTGTACAACCAACTGTAATTACAGGATGGAACACTGATGGATATGATATTCCATATTTATTGGGTCGTGCTAAAAAGGTATTAGGTGTAAATGCCATCAAAAAATTAAGTCCGGCTGGAATTGTAGATTATAATCCAAAAAAGGAAAAATGGAAAATATTTGGTGTTTCTAGTTTAGATTATTTGAAACTATATAAAAACTTTACATACAGCGAATTACCAAATTATCGATTAGATACTGTTGCAAAACTAGAATTGGGTCGAGGTAAAGTTGAATATGAAGGTGATTTAGATGTTCTTTTTACACAAGATATTCACAAGTTTGCTTTTTACAACATGACAGATACCGATTTGGTTTATGAATTAGATGAAAAGTTACAGTTCATAAACTTAGCACGGACTATATGTCATAAAGGACATGTACCATATGAAGATGTTTATTATGCATCTAAATATCTAGATGGTGCTGCTATAGTAGATTTAAAACGTAATGGATATGTAGCTCCAAATAAACAATTCCGTTTTATTGAAGAAGAAACTGCAGCTGATGTGTTGGCAGGTGCATATGTAATGGCACCGGTGCCTGGATTGTATAAATGGATATATGACTTGGATTTAACATCTCTGTATCCGAGTATCATTATGAGTTTAAACATATCTCCAGAAACAAAGATCGGAGTTATTGCTAATTGGGATGAAACATGTTTATTAAAAACTGATCCGGTATCGGTACAAATTGGAAACAAAACGATTACAGATGTTAAACAATGGTTAACCGATAATAAATATACAGTTGCTAGCAATGGAACGGTGTATCGAACCGATATAAAAGGATTTTTACCAACAATTCTAGCAAAATGGTTTGATGAGCGGGTAGAATTTAAAGATAAGCGTGATGAATATGAAGTAGGTAGTGATGATTATAAGTTTTATGATGCAATGCAGTTAACACAAAAAGTATTGCTTAATTCATTTTATGGAGTATTAGGACTTAAAACGTTTCGATTCCACGATTTAGATAATGCTGGTGCTATTACAGCAACTGGACAAAGTATTATTAAATTTTCAGCAAAAGTTATTAATAATCATTACCAAAAAGAAATTGGACATTCAAACTTTATTAATGCATCCGGTCAACAAGCTGAGTTTGCATTTTATACTGACACAGATTCAACATTTGTTTCTAGTTTACCGCTCATACAGCATCGTTATCCTGGATTCGATGAAACAGACGAACAATTCATGATTGAAAAAACCAATGAAATTGCATCTGAAGTACAACTTAAAGTAAACACAATGTACAACCAGTATGCAAAAGTATTTTTAAATACAGATTCGCATCGGTTCACAATTAAACAAGAATATGTTGCAAAATCTGGTTTATGGATTGCTAAGAAAAGATATGCACAGTGGGTTATCTTTAAAGAAGGTAAACCTACTAACAAAATGGATATTAAAGGATTAGATGTAGTTAGATCATCATTCCCAGATGAGTTTAAAACTATAATGAAAGAAACATTATGGTATATTTTGAAACAAAACAGCAAACAAGCTACATCTGAAATGATTTTAAAATTCAAAGATTCATTGAATAATGCAGAATTAACAAGTGTAATGAAGAATTCAGGTGTTAAAGAAATATCTAAATATACTAAGAAACGTAAACCTTTTAGTGGATATTTATCTGGTTCGCCAGCTCATGTTAAATCAGCAATTAATTACAATGACATGTTAACAACATTAACAACTGATGTAGTTTCTATCAAAGATGGTGATAAAGTGAAATGGGCATATCTTCGAAATAATCCATATGGATTTGATACCATGGCACTTAAAGGTTACCAGGATCCTACGGAGATTGTAGATTTTGTTGCAATGTACATTGATCGTAACAAGCAGTTTGAACGCGAATTAAAAGGCAAACTAGATGATTTCTATGCAGCAATGACGTGGGGCGTATTGCCAGAAAATAATAATGCGGCAAAGTTTTTTAGCTTTGGTAAATGATTTTTTTTTTTGCATATATTTATATTAAAATTATGTTAAAGGATACTAATGTCAAATATTAAACTAACAGATTTGCTAGCAGAAAATATGCGTCGGTTTAAAACTAAAAATTTAAATGAAGAACATCCTGGGATTTTATTTCCAGCTTCTAAAATGGCAATAGGAGCTGGAGGACTTTTGGCAGCTGCAGTTGCAACATATGCAAAAGTATTTTCTGGAAAAAGTGCAAAAGAGCGAGAACAAGCTCGTATGGTATTAAACATACAAAGCATGATTATAAAAGATACAGATCCAGATGAAATTCTTAAATATATGAAATCGATAGATTCTACTATAGATGATGCAACTGGAATTGAAATTATGAAAGCATTAGGTCGACAATTAGGATTGTATGTAGATCCAGAAAATGAAGACGATTCTACTCCGTTAAGTTAAACTAAATATTTTAAGTGCAATTTAAACGTTGCACTTTTTTACTGTTAAAACATTTGGTTATTTTAATATTATTACATATAATAAAAGAAAAATATGTACGGAAAAAAGCAATGGCGCGGCCGCGAAGTAGAAGGTCGGTATTCGGATATTATGACATTCTTTGTTAGAGAGTTAGTTAACAATAAACTAGAAGTAAAATCATATACAGAATATCCACATTATTATTTTACTATAGAATATATGCGACAAATTGAAGATAATGCACAATATCTTTCAATTATCCGGCATATTTTAGATACAACTAATTGTGCTATAACCATTGAAGCTGCTAAAGACACTTTAAAGAACATTCCTGTGGATCTTGTTAATCGATGCCACATTATTTATCGTATACAAGATGATGCAGTACAACTGCTAAAAGACACCGATACATTGAGTATTGATGCTGGTTGGTATCGTGTGCACCAGATTACTAAGTGCAATATGATGGAAATTCAGCCTGATAACTATAAATTTGATGAAGAACTATGAAATTAGGAGTTATAGCAGGTAATTTTGATGTAATGCATCCAGGTTACATTAAAATGTTTAAAGAATGTAAAAAACATTGTACTTGGTTAATAGTATTATTACATGAAGATCCTAGTTTAGAACGCCCAGAGAAAATGAAACCAATATTATCTTTAGATGACCGAAAAGAAATGTTGTATTCATTAGAAATGATTGATGAAGTTATAGCATATTCTACCGAAGAAATACTATATGAATTCCTTAAAGGAATCGATCCAGATGTACGGTTTTTAGGCGATGATTATATTGGAAAAGATTTTACTGGTAAGGAATTAGGTATCGATATTCATTACATAAACAGAGACCATGGATGGTCAACCACTAAATTTAAAAAACAAATAGCAGATGAAGTACAGCGTAGTAGTAACATTTAGTATGGAAGGGTTTCATTGTTGGCCTGCAGCAAAAGACATATTTCCACCAGTAGCATTTTTATCAGATAGACATCGTCATATGTTCGGGTTTCGTTGTTATGCAACAGTAACACATACAGATCGCGACAAAGAATTTATTTTATTGAATCGTGAAATAAAAAGAACATTACAATTGAGCTTCGAAAAAGGCTTTGCCAATGTGTTAGAATTCGGACCAATGTCATGTGAAGCAATTGGCGAATGGTTATTAGATCAATTTCCAGAACTATACAAAGTAGAAGTTTGGGAAGATTGGGAAAACGGCGCTATAATTGAGCGTGATTAACTTGGATAGTTTTAAAAAATTTATTATTATAAGTTATAATGAGGAATTTATTTTATTTCGGTTTAGAACCACTTAAAGCTCGATACACATATCAGCTTTCAAAAGAATGGATGCCAGCCACATTCGAACCATATGTAAAAGCTGGAAAATTAAACTTTATAGATATTGAAGGCGAATTTGATCCTGATCAGCAAATTAAAGTTGGTGCAGTATTAGATGCTATTGGTAGAGGTAAATTTAGTTTGACACAATGTCAAAATTTTCTTCAACGAATTTATAATGATGAAGTTAAATCTGGAGATATTATCTTTTTGCAAGATTATTGGACTCCTGGTTTAGATGCAATTTGGTATGCATTGGATTTATATGGCATTGAAGTTAAAGTGTATGCAATGCTTCATGCACAATCTGTTGATGAATATGATTTTACATATCCAATGGCAAAGTGGATGCGTAATTATGAATTAGGATTAGATAAACGAATGTCTGGCATCTTTGTCGGTAGCACTATTCATAGAGAACAACTTCGAGCAGCTGGATTCACTGCACCAATTCATGTAGTTTCATTACCAATTCATAAACAAGCTACATTAGCAAAATTACCAAATATATCTGAACGAAAGAAAAATGTAGTAGTATATTCATCTCGTTTAGACAAAGAAAAGAATCCGTTTTTCATGTTAGATGTTGCAGAACAGTTTTTAGAACAACATACTATATGGGAATGGCATGTAACTACATCTGGTAAAGAATTTAGATCGATGCTTCCTGATGTAATTGATGCAATGAAAGCATTAGCTAAACGTCAACCTCGTTTTAAATTGTTAAGTGGATTGTCAAAAGAAGAATATTACACTGAATTAGCTACATGTAAAATTCAGTTCAATTCAGCATTACAAGATTACGTGTCTTGGACAGTTATTGAAGCAACGGCATTTGGTGCTGATATTGTATATCCTAATTTCAGATCTTTCCCTGAATTTATAGATTATGATCGTTTATACAAAGCATTTGATGTTACGAGTGCATTACGATTATTACAGCATACAATTGAAACACAAAGAACACATTACAATATAGTTGATATTTCTGACTTAGGTCGGCAGTTAGAAGCTTATATTATGGTTAATGATATAACTCAAGAACATAATATATGGCATGAAACAGCATATTGTAAACATTTAATACAAGGAAAATAATGAGTAAAAAGTTTATTTACTATCCTTCATTATCAGCAGGATCAATGGTATCAGCATTCAAAAAGGATGCTAAGTTTGAAGATGGTACCACTATGCGATTTTTCGGGAAAGATTATCCAGAAGAATGGAGGCATCCATATTTTTTGATTACAGCAGGTCACCATTACAAGAAAATGGATTTTCGTCAACAGATTGGTCTAGATGATGATGTATTAGTATTTGGAGATTCAGGAGGATTCCAGATTGCTACTGGTGCATTGAAATGGGATAGCACACTTCGAGAAAAAATATTTCATTGGTTAGAAGCTAACAGCGATGTAGCAGCTAACTTAGATATTCCACCTCGAGTTACATTTGAAAATCGTTTTCAAGATTCGATGGATATTTCTTTTGATAACTTTAAATGGTTTGAAAAACATCAATCAGGCAAGACAAAATTCTTAAATGTAATTCAGGGTACATATAACGAAGAATATAACACATGGTATCATAAATTTAAAGACTTTGACTTTAACGGATGGTGTATTGGAGGTCCAAAGCGATTAGTTGATTTTATGTATGTTATTGCATTAATGTTGCAAGAAAGAGAATTTGAAAAGCCTCATGTTCAATATATTCACTTGTTAGGTATTTCAAAAATATCAGATTTCTTTATTCTATCCACATTACAAAAGTTACTTAATGACTTAACTAATGGTCGTGTGCAATTATCGACAGATTCATCGTCACCGGGTCAGTATCCAGTATATGGAACATATCTTCACTCAGGTAATTATAAGACACAGACATTTACAGAATTGTATTTCCCTAAGAATGCTGAATATCGTAGAAAGACACATATTAAGCAAGGTAAAGATTCGGTAGATATCGATAAGACAAAACATGTACCGTGTAGTATGGATTGTCCAGCATGTAAAGATTTTACGTATGAATATTTAGGCGGGCTGACTACAGATGGATTGGATCGATATTCACAAGAAGGTATGCCAAGAATGGTTGTGCATAATACACATTTGTATGTGAATATTGCAAAGGATATTGACAAAATGGTTGATAGTCATGTTGAATTGTTAGAAACAGCTATTCCAACGGATTTGTTTAATGTGATATTATCATTACATGATATGTTTGCAGATCCAGAAAATGCAATGCATGTATATGCAAAATACAAAAAAACATATAAAAAATTCGGAGGGGATTCTATATCAACTACCGATGCAAATAAGTTCGCAGAATTCTTTAAATTTTAAAAGGTAAACATGGAAAAAAGTAAATTACAATCATTTATTAATCGCTACTATTTAGCAGGAAATTGTGAAGCGGTTATTCTTAATGAAAATTCTACCGGTGTAGGTTGTAATCTAATCGATCAAGATCAAACCGTAGTAGGTAAAATTCAATGGAAAACTACACCATTTATGAATGGATCGTTAGGTATTAATCATACCGGTGCATTGACAAAAATGCTTAGTGCCGTAGGAGAAAAAATTAATATTGACGTGCAAGAATCTGCAGGTAAAAACTATGCAATGAAAATTTCAGAAGGTACCACAAAGTTAACCTTCATGTTAGCAGATACCACTGTAATTCCAGCAGTACCAACAATTAATGCAGAACCAGATTATCAGGTTTCAATCGATGTTGATGATGAATTTATTAGTAAATTTATTAAAGCAAAAAATGCATTGCCAGATGCTAAGAATTTTGCAGTACAAGTTGTAAATGGTAGTATAAAATTTATTATTAACTATACCACTATTAATGCAGATAACATTTCATTTGAAGTTGGTCCTACTAATATTACTAATATGGAACCTATCTGTTTTTCAGCAGATAAATTAAAAGAAATTCTTATCGCAAATAAAGGTGATTCTGGTAAACTTCATATTTCACCAGAAGGATTAGCAAGAATTGATTTTACCGGAACTGATTTTGAATCATCTTATTGGTTAGTACAATTGCAAAATTAATTATGATAGTATCTGTAGTAAATCAGTCAAATAATGCACTACCTGCATACGAAACTCCGGGTAGTGCTGGTTTAGATATCCGATGTATTAATGAAGTCGCAATTGACTCAGGCGGCAGATGTTTAGTTGAAACTGGATTATTTGTAGAAGTTCCGCAAGGTTATGAATTGCAAATAAGACCAAGAAGTGGATTGGCACTAAAACATGGAATTACTGTGTTAAATTCACCGGGCACGATTGATTCAGATTATCGGGGAGAAATAAAAGTTATTTTGATTAATCATGGTCCGCACTCTATTATATTCAATCCAGGCGACCGAATAGCACAAATGGTTTTATGCAAAGTAGAACAGATACAATGGTTACCGGTAGCTGGATTAACTGGAACTAAACGAGGAGAAAAAGGATTCGGTTCTACCGGAGGAAAATAATTATATTATGTTTAATACACAAGAAAATACACTTTGGGTCGAATCATTTCGTCCCGACACATTAGAAGGATATATAGGTAATGAACATATCATTGAAAAAGTACGCATCTTTATTAATAATGGTGATGTTCCTCACTTATTATTCTATGGTACCGCGGGTACTGGGAAGACCACGTTGGCAAAAATCATTGCCGGTAGTGTGGATGCCGATGTTATGTATATAAATGCATCCGATGAAAACTCAGTAGATGCTGTACGGGATAAGATTAAACGTTATGCATCGACAGTAGGATTTCGACGATGGAAAATCATTATATTGGATGAGGCTGATTATTTGACACCAAATGCTCAAGCAGCATTACGTAATTTAATGGAAACATATAGTAAAACAACCCGTTTTATTCTTACATGTAATTATGTAGAAAAGATTATTGATCCAATACAATCTCGTTGTCAAACATTTGCAATTACTCCTCCGAATAAAACAGATGTAGCAAAGCGGCTTGTGCAAGTATTAGAAGAAAAGCAAATTGAGTTTGATATTAAAGATGTTGCTGCAATAATTAATGCATCATATCCAGATATTCGTCGTGCAATTAATGCAGCACAAGCATCAGTTGTTAATAACACATTGCAACTAGATAAAGCAAGTGCTATACAAGCAAATTACATGACAGAAATATTAGATGTATTACGCAATTCTGCAGACAAGAAAGGTGCATTCACTAAAATACGTCAAATTATTGCAGATAGCAAAGTAAGAGATTTTACGGCACTATACACATTTCTATATGACAATTTAGATGAATTCGCTCATGGACATGTAGCTCCATGCATTTTAATTATTGCAGAAGCTCAATACAAAGATGCATCTGTTGTAGACAAAGAAATCAACATAATGTCCATGTTTGTAAATATATTAGGAGAAATATGAGTAAATTAAATGTTAATATTGGCCCAAACGATATGCAGCCAATTCAATGCAAAGAATGTGATGGAATGTATTTTCGTCAAGTAATGGCAATTAACAAAGTATCAAAATTTCTAACAGGTGGGGATAAAGATACAATGGTTCCGGTTCCTGTGTTTCGATGTGATGATTGCGGGTCTATTCCAGAAGTGTTTCAACCCATTAAACTGAAAAAATAATGTCTAGCCCATACTATAAAGACGATGTAACAATTGTTTTTAAAACATCAGCTCGGAGCAATGCTAAAACCAAAATGAAAACATTGCGCAATAAAAGTATTGATGATGTGTTAGAACGTAAAATTCCCGGAATACCAGATACAGCAGTTATACTAGAAATGGGTATTGGTCCAAATTTCGAAAAACAATGGCGAACTAAATATAAACTATAAATGGCAGAAGAAAAAAAGGGTGCAACTATCTTTGATTTTATCGAAGGCGTAACAAGCAAAAAGAAAGCATGGAATAAATGGAGTGAAACTGATCAAAAGGCATTTTCTCCATATATTGTTAATCGTTGGCTTTCTATGCGACAAGATTTAGTTGAGGTTATTAATGAGTTACAGACATACACAATAGGGTTATTACGGCCACAAGAAACATATCGTCTTTATTACGAACTATTACCGCATAACAAGGCATTTGCTAAATACATTAAAGGTAAAAAAGAAGATAAATTTTCCGATAAACTAATCTCTCAAGTTGCAGAGCACTACAAAGTAAGTCGTTCTGAAGCAACTGATTACGTGGATTTGATGGATCAAACTAGTTGCACTCGTCTGCTAAATTTATATGGATATTCGGAGAAAGAAGTAAAAAACATGATGAAAGGAGTTAGAAAATGAGTGTAAACACGCAATCACATTACCGAGGTAAAGATAGCCTGTATAAATTCGCAGAAGATTGGGAACTTAATAGCTATGAATTTGATATTATTAAACGAATCGTACGTTGTCGTTACAAAGGATCATTTACCGAAGATTTAAATAAGACTAAAGATTTAATTGATATCTATTTAACAGAACAACAACATACACATACTCCAAAAATAAATGTTATTGGATGTTCTTTGGATTTAACAAAATAGTATTTTTTTTTTTGATTATATTTATATTAAAATTAGGAAATATATGATAAAACTAAAAAATATTCTAGCAGAAAATATGCGTCGTTTTAAAACTAAGAATTTAAACGAAGATGAAGATAAAGCATATAATGCACAACAAGATGCTATACGACTCAATAAAATTGCAAATCATTATTTAATGGAGCAAGAGACCATTAATTTTGATAAAAATTATTTTACTAATAAAAAACAAGGTCAAATTACTTTTGACGATTACGGGTTCCCAACAGATGTTGATGGAGTTCAAATAACAGATTATGAAACTCAGTGGCAACCAAACTTCACCACAAAAAATTTTGGTGGGAGAGGAACTAAAGGTGGTAAATATAATTGGGTTTATGGTGAAACTGTTTCAACGGGTGTTAACGCTCCAGGGCAACAAAAACCAGGTATCTCAATTAAAGACGAGAATGAACAAGAGGTTGGTACATTTATTTTTTAAATAAAAACTATGGAACTAAATAGATTTAGACAATTATTAGAATCAACAAAAAGAGTGGGTTTTTTTTATTTTATGGTATTTTATTTATAAGTGGTGCAGCATTATTGCTGCACTTTTTTACTGTCCGGTTGTTTCCTATTATATTTTTTCTTATATTTAATGTATGAAAAATGGTTATATTAATCCTGTCTATAAGCTATCATTACGCGATGCTGACACAGTTCCTCGTAGAATATCATATTCACAATGGTACATGTATGAACGGTGTCCGTTATCCTGGAAACTTGCTTATATAGATGGATTGGCTCCATTCCAGGCTTCAATCGATACATGTTTTGGTACGGCATTCCACGAGACAATGCAGTATTATATTGAAGTTATGTATACCAAATCGGTTAAACAAGCAGATGCGTTAGATTTGCGAAGTATACTAACTAACAAACTGCGAGAAGAATATCAACGCAATGTAACTGATACCGGATCACACTTTTCCAATCCATTGCAGTTAGCAGAATATTTAGAAGATGGTGTTGCTATTTTGGAATGGTTCAAGAAACGACGCAAACAGTATTTTTCTACTAAAGATTGGGAATTGGTAGGCATTGAAATAGAGTTATGTACCCCGGCATCGCCTAGTAATCCATCGGTTTATTTATTTGGATTTATTGATTTGGTTATACGCCATATTCCAACTAATACTATACATGTATATGATATTAAAACAAGTCGTGGCGGTTGGAACAAATATCAAAAATCAGATCCTTTAAAAGCAGCCCAACTCGTATTATATAAAAATAAATTTTCCGAGCAATTTGGTGTCCCGAAAGAAAATATTGTAGTTGAGTTTTTTATTGTGAAACGCAAAATGATTGAAGAGTCAATGTTTCCACAAAAACGCATACAATTATTTAAACCTAGCTCCGGCACGGTAACACAACGCAAAGTTCAACGTCAAATTGATGCATTTGTAGAACATTGTTTCGATTCTGAAGGAAATAAACTTGCAGATAAACCATATATGGCCATTTCTGGAAAGGGTGATAAAAATTGCAAGTATTGTCCATTCAAAACAGATTATATGAATTGTCCTAAAGAAAATAGGATTCGTGCCGAAAAATAACTATAATATAGTATGATTCAATATAAACATAAACATGCATATGTATATCGATTTGAAATACAAAAGCGAGCCCCATTTGTAGGATGGGAAGTTATGGAATATGTTTTACTAACTGATGAAACTGGACCTAATAGTAAAAGTAACCGACAACTATTAGAAACTGGATTACGAATAGCATATAATCATATGCCAAAGAGTGTTAAATTTTCATATGAAAAATAATATGGCAAAAGTAGCATTAATCGGAAATACAGGTTGGCAAAATAAACGCAAAGTTCAGGAAACATTGCAAATGTTAAAACGTAAATTTCCAGATGATCTGATTATTATTGGAGCTGGTGGGAATGAAGGTGCTAATTATTTTGTAAGAAAATTTGCATTAGAATTCGGAATGAATTATCAGGAATTCAATCCATCATTTTCTGGATATAATTTATATTCAGCAATGCCAGAATCATATTATGGTAAAAAATATCATTTTTCACAATTACATCATCGCATGAAACTAATTGCACAACAATGTGATTACATGATGATTATGACTAATGAATCACAATTAGACCCGGTATTACAAACAGCATATACTAATGTGAACAAGTTGAATAAACCAGTGGTTATTTTAGGTTAGTAATATTTATAATAAAGTTATAAGGAATAATAAATGGAGTTACCAAAGTTAAAAAAAATTGATCCAAACAAGCCAGCAAAAAAGAAAATTTTATTGTTAGCAGATGATTTTCGTTTACCATCCGGTATTGGAACAATTAGCAAAGAAATTATTTTCAGCACAGTTAAAGAATTTGATTGGGTTCAAATTGGAGCTGCAATCAATCATCCGGATGCTGGCAAGGCATTTGATTTGTCTGCAGAAATTGCCCAAGAAACTGGGGTAGAAGATGCATCAGTTAAATTGATACCATATAATGGATATGGCGACCGAAATATTTTATTTGCGGTACTAAATCAAGAAAAGCCTGATGCTATTCTTCATTTCACCGATCCTCGTTATTGGACTTGGTTGTATGCGATCGAACATGAAATCAAAACAACCTTTGGTATTCCTATTACCTATTATTCAATTTGGGATGATTTACCATATCCAATGTGGAATGCCCCATATTACGGTAGTTGTGATATGATTATGGGAATTAGCAAACAGTCTGATAATATCCATAAAGAAGTGCTTAAACAGAACGGATTTGGTGTTGTAGATTACGACAACGGAGATTCAGTACCTGCAGATATTAAATGGAATGATGCAATCACCGGTTTCGTGCCTCACGGATTAAATCATAACACGTTCAAACCATTAGAAGCTACAAATCCAGCATACGCAACAATGTTTGAAAGAATTAAAAAACAAAATGATGTAGACTTTGTAGTATTTTGGAATAACCGAAACATCCGAAGAAAACAGCCAGGTGATGTAATATTAGCATTCAAACACTTTACAGATCAACTACCAGAAGATAAACGATCTAAAGTTGCATTACTAATGCATACGCAACCAATCGACGAAAATGGAACCGATTTACGTGCAGTAGCAAAAGTACTTGCCCCGCAATGTAAAATTATTTTTTCAGAACAAAAATTATCTGGAACGGATCTAAACGCAATGTATAATGTTGCAGATGTAGTGGTAAATATTGGTTCTAATGAAGGTTGGGGTCTAAGTTCAACCGAAGCAATATTAGCTGGAATCCCGATTATTAACAACGTAACTGGCGGATTGCAAGATCAATGTGGGTTCGTAGATGAAAATGGCGAATGGATTTGTTTTAACGGAGAGTTTTCTACAAATCACACCGGTAAATATAAAAAACATGGATCTTGGGTAAAACCAGTATTTCCAACCAACCGTTCATTGCAAGGATCACCAGCAACACCATATATTTTTGATGATAGAGCTCAATTTGAAGATGTTTCAGACGCAATCATGTATTGGTATCAAATGTCTAAATTAGAAAGAGACACGAGAGGATTAGCAGGAAGACAATGGGCTTTAGAAAACGGATTAACGGCAGAGCAAATGGGTAATAAAATGATTGATATGTATCGTTATTTGTTTACCGCATATAAACAACCAAGACCTTCATACACATTACACCAAGTACAGCCAACAGAATATAAACAAACAGGAATAGTAGCATAATGAGAAACGTAGTTATAGCATCACCAGTAGCAACACAAAGTGGTTATGGACATCATGCACGTGAAATTATCACGAATATTATAGAACAAAAATCAGATGAATGGGATGTAAAATTAGTATC